TCCTGACTGGTTTGAAGAAGCGGGATCTAAGCCGACTGTCCAGACGGTCCCTGACTGGTTTGAAGAAGAAAGGCCTACTACCTTCGACCCCGGTCCATACCAGGCACCGTCTGGATATCTCGGTGAGGAAGAGGACACTTATTACGAGCCAACGCCGCCAGCAGTTACGAGATATGAGGAATACGAGAATATGGCAGGCGGCGGCACGACGTTCAGGGACACGATGGCCCTCGTTGGTGAGGAAGGCCCGGAGTTGGTGCATCTACCTGCTGGAACCGAGGTCATTCCCGCCGATTTCACCGAGGCTATGCTCCATGGCAGGAAGGCCAAAAGGATGGCTAATGGTGGGACAATGCCCTCTAATCTAACCTGGGGCGATGTTAGACAGGTAGGTGGCACTGGTGGCGCATTGGTTACTACGCAAGGTTTGGCAGACCTACGCAGTGGAAGGCCTGCCAGGGTAGATCTAGCCCAAGACCCTACTGGCATGGCTCCTACCCGGTTCGACCCGGGTTCTTTGAATCCTCCTGAAGACCGCAGCCGGTTTGAAGAATATCCGTACCGCGTGAGTCAGTTGATGAGCGGCAGGCCGATAGCACCGAGCCGGTCATTGTTCCGTCCTGCGGGACTAACGGTGCCGTCAGCCCAGGCTATGAGAAGGCTGGTGCCCGAAGAGGTTGAGAGTTATCGCGAGTTGGGCCGTTTGGCCGGTATCCCTGATAAGGCTTTTGAGCGGGAATTCCAGGAAGCCGTGCCTGGTGGTAGCCGTCCCAGACAGGCCCGGATGCAACCGCGCCGCATGAGGAGACTGTAAGTTGGCGGAAACATACGTTGACATCCCGATAAAAACCGCTTCCATGAAGCGTGCCCAGGCTAACGACTTTCGGGAGGCGGTGGGGCAACCAGGGCCACCGCCTGAAACGCCCCCGGAATTCGCGCCGACCCCCGCACCGGTGCCTGAAACGGAGAGGGAAAGAAGGGAACGCGAAGCCCGCGAGATGTTAGCGCAGCGCGGGACTCGCTTCCAGACCGTTACGGAAGAAGGGCTCGTTCCTGCTGCTCCAGTGCGACCAGACCTCGGTTCTATCTATGGGTTAGCAGGCATATCCGATGTGGATCAGCTTGGGCCACCCATGACTTTCCCGGAGTCGATGGCGGGATTGGGTAGGGGTGCTTACTTCCCGGTACAGGCTGGCTTCGCAGGACTGGATGTATTCGGGGAAACACTAACGGAAGCCGTTCAGGGAGAGATGCCCACCCTCTTTACGGAAGGTTTCGAGGCATCCCTTAAGAAGTTCGAGGACCGGCCCATCAAACAGCAGATACTTATCGGAATCCTAACTGACCCGTTCATCGTGGGGAAGGGGGTACAACTTCTTGCCCGTGGTGGTCGAGCAGCGTTCAGTGGAGGGAACAGAGCGAGAACGGCAGAGGAACTGCGTCAGGAGATCTTCAGGATATCTGAGCCGAATACGCCGACCGATGTACTGAACGAAGCTGTTTCGGTGATGATGGAGCAAGCGGAAAAGCGTGCTTTGCGGCAGACTGAAGGCTCCATCGCGGGAGAGATACTTGAAGCTACCGGTATACCCGCAGCGGCTGGGCGGGCCACCGCCCGGACGTTGGAGGCGTTAAGGCCAGAGAAGGCATATGGTAGAGAGATGCCGAGACTGCCAAGTGACTTGGTAAGGGCTGCGCCGAGATATCGTGATTCTGAGGTTGCCTTCGCTAATGATATAGACAAAGCTCTATATATCATCGCGCAGCGCAAGAAATCTCGGCGTGATGCCGACTACCTTGCCTTTGTTATGGATGCGACTGGACTGGATGAAGTTGCCGCTCGTGCTGCCGGTAGAGAACTTCGCCTCAGCATGAAAGATGTTTATGCCCAGACTCCCGCAGGCGAAACTATGCAAGTGCCCTTCAGTAATCCAGGGATGATAGCAAGGGAGGCTACCCCGGAACAGGCTGCTGCCCGACGAGCCGCTGCTGAAGATGATGTCGTTCCTGACCTTGGAGATGATGTCGCTGCTGCCCCTGTGGCGCAGGGCATCGAATATGCACAGGGCGTACCTCAAGGCGTTGGTCGGTCAGTGTTCATCGACGATATATTTGGAGACACGCCATTGCGTGTTATCGATGATTCTGATCCAGAGAATGTCTTGCTTGAGACACCTGACGGCATACGGGGATTCAATCTCACCGATATCGACCCGGAGGTTCCTGGCCCCGCCGTCGCAAGAGCGGTATCTCCTGGAGTAGCGGGGCAAGTTACTAAAGAATCTGTAGCTGGCCCAGATGATTTATTTGATATCCGTGATGTAAGACAAGGAAGACAAAGAAAAGAACGATGGAAAATATTTTTCAAGGGTACAGATAATGATGTTGGCGCATTATCTGTTACTGGTGCTTTTAACGAGTATCCGTCTCTAGATAAAGCAAGGTCTGCTGCAAATTCACTAGCATCTAAGGCTGAAAACAACCCTAGTTTACGGGGTGGTGTAGGAAATCTGTTTGGCACAGATGAACTTAGAGAGGAATTCGCTGACCGAGCGTTAACTGGTAGAAAACGGCAAGTACCGCCTGGGACTCCCGCCGCTCCTAGCCCAGCGGCTGCTGCGCCCACTCCCACCGCCGCAAGAGCGGTTGCGGAAGTCGATCTTGAGCGTCGCGTAGAGGATCTGGCCGACCTGCTAGACCCGGATAATAAATCCACTAGCTTGGGTCGTTTGGTTCGAGCGATGGACAAGTTGCCTGAAGATACCGTAGATGGACTGGAAATAGTAAGGGAAGCCGTCGATGGATATAAGGGGATCCAGCGCAAAGGTCTGACTCCCGAAGAATATGTCGATGAAAAAGCTAACGCATGGGAGGCTGTAGAAGAAGCCCTTGGAGGCTTGACCGTTCTTGAAAGAGAATTGGTGGAAGAGGTTGTCGAGGAAGTTGCCCCGGACGCAGACAGCCTTGCCAGTGTGATACGAGGGACGGCTGACGAGGTTGTTCCTGAACCCCCATCTGGCATCAGGGTGACGTTAACGCCGAAGCCTGACGCTACGCCAGAGGAGCTTCAGCGACTCCAGGATTCGGCACGGGCCGCATTTGGTGAAGACGCAATCATAGATATGCCAACCGTAGCCAGAGAGGCTGGGGAGTCGGCAGATGACCTCGCTGCATTGACTGGCAGGGGTGGTGGTGAGGGTGCAGGAAGGCCGCCCAGAGGGCCAGACGGGCCAGACGGGCCAGAAGAGTTTGCTGCTGCCGCCGGTGGCGACCTGCCGCCCCATCGTCAGGGTGTGATAGACAGCCTGGTAAGAACGGGTGACTCCAAAGAAAGTATATTCCAGAAATTGGGAAGGGGGCTTCCGTGGTTTAAGCGGGAATTCATGGATGATGTCCATGCCATCGAGGAATTCGCTCGCTTGGCAGAGAAGTTGCAAGGGTTGGGGAGGGGTGAATTAGCCGCTGAACTAGACCCATATATCGCTGCCCGAATGACCAAGGGCTCTGCTGGTAAAGTCGAAGTTGCGATCGACCACGGCACCTTTGCAAAGGAATACTGGGAGAAAGGCGCAGATGGAAAGATGGTCTTCAAGAAGACGGGAGCCAGCCTTTCCGAGGTGTTAGAACCCGTCAAAGGTCGAGACCTATGGTTCCCCTTCGTTCAATACGTCACTGCCAAGAGGGCGGTGGAGTTATCTGCTAGAAACATCAAGACAGGCATCAAGCCATCTGATGCAAGCATGACAGTACGAGACCTGGAAGCCCAGTACCCTAAGTTCTCCGAGGTTGCTGAAGAGCTTTATGCGTTCCAGGATCGCATACTGGATTACGGTGAGGAGATGGGCATATTCTCACCGGAATTATTGAAGAAATTAAGGTCGGCCAACAGCAACTATGTGCCCTTCCAGCGGCTGATAGAGGCCACTGAGATCCGAGGGGGCGTCGCTGGGCGGTTCGCTGATATCGCCAATCCATTGCGTCGCATCAAGGGGTCAGAGCGAGTCATCGTTAATCCACTGGAAGGCGTCATCAAGAACACCTACGCCATCATCAACGCTGCCGAGCGGAATCAGGTTGGCGTGCTGATGGCAGACCTGGTGGATCAGGTGCCAGAACTTAGTGATGTGTTTAAGCGGATACCTACGCCAACGGGGAAGGTCGCTACTATCACCGCCAGGAAGATGCTCCAGGGCATCAAGGGGATACAGAAGGACGAGATCGATGAGGTTATCGATCTTCTGGGAGAGGGTCAAGCCGATGCAACCATAGATATCTTTCGGGCATCCATGTGGTCGAAGGAAGAGAACGTCCTGACCATCATGCGGAATGGGAAGAAGGAATTCTATGAAGTGGACCCGGAGATATATACGTCCATGTTTAACCTCAACCGGAGCGACTTCGGTTTCTTGTTGAAGTTCTTCGGCACCCCTGCCAAGACCCTTCGCGCCGGGGCTATCTTAAATCCCGACTTCATGTTGAGGAACCCGCTGCGGGACTCGATGTCGGCATTCATGTTCTCCCGATACAATTTCATCCCGGGATATAACACGATGCAGGGCGCGGCACAGATGATCGGGAAGACCGATGAATACTTGCTCTACAAGATGTCGGGGGCAGAGTTCGCTTCACAGGTAGCAACCGACCGAGAGTTCTTGCAGAAGAGTTTCAATCAGGTGATCGAAGACCAGGGATTCGGGGAGCGTTGGGTACATCCCGTTGCGGCACTGCAAAAAATAAGCAGTGCCACTGAGGTGGTCACCAGGATGGGAGAGTTTTCGGCAGGCATAAGGGCTGGAGCAACTCCCCTGGAGGCAGGCTTTGCGGCCCGTGACTTGATGGACTACAACAAGATGGGCACGATTGCTCGGGCATTGAATCAGATAATCCCCTTCTTCAATGCCTCGATACGGGGTACTGACAAGTTGTTCTCTGAGTTCCGGTCGCATCCGACACGAACGCTGTTCAAGACCTTTGTGGGTGTGACCTTGCCGTCCTTGCTGCTGTATGGCATCAATAGAGATAACCCCCGGTATCAGGAATTGCCCGCGTGGCAGAAGAACCTATTCTGGATAATCATCCCACCGGGAGAGAACTCGCCCATCATCAGGATACCCAAGCCTTTTGAACCAGGGATATTGTTCGGCTCCATGCCAGAGCGTATGTGGGAGAAGTTCGACCGTGGTGATGAGGTTTCCATGACGGAAGCCTTGAAACAGGCAAGGGATGTTATGGCTCCTAGCTATATGGCTCAAGCGTTGTTGCCCCTGATGGAGAATGCGACCAATCACAGCTTTTTCACGGGAGGTTCGATCGTTTCTCCTGCCCGAGAGAAGTATCCGAGGGAGTTACAGTATGGTACATACACCTCGGAGACTATGAAGATAGTAGGTTCATGGGTCAATTATTCTCCCGCCAAGATAGAGAATCTCTATAACGGATGGACCGCCGGGTTGGGTGGGTATGCCCTATTCGCCATGGACGAGTTGCTGGAAGGAACAGGCGCAGTCCCTAAAGGGCCGTCTATGGCCCTTTCGGATGCGCCTGTCGTTAAAGCATTCGTAGCCAAAGACCCTTACGGGTCGAGCAGCCATTCGGTCAGTTTGTTCTATGATGAACTGACCAAGATGGAGAGGGCGGAGAATAAGGTGCAGGAATTTCATAAATTGAGCCTTCGGGATCCACGCTATATAGCTAAAAGAAACAAAGCGATCGCGGATAATCCGAAAGCATCCATAGCCTTTGATTACGAGACCGACGATTATTATTCCTCGATAGCCAGGGGGCATCGGAAAATAGCAAAGGATCTCTCTGATATTCGCTCGGCACAGGAAGTGGTGCTGCGAGACCCATCCCTGTCTGGGAAAGAGAAGAAAGATCGGATCAACCTAGCGAATAGACGTATGACTTATATAGTGCAACAGGTCATGGGCACCGGCGATTATGCGCCCGGAGCGGCGGAGAAGCCACCGATGCCTCGGACTGGAGGGCCAGGTGCCCCTGGTAAGCCTCGTACTCGGCCCACTGGAACCCAGCGCGTTGCACCGAGGCGCATTAGGCCTACCAGGCAACAGCCATCCCAGAGTTTCCCGGTTTCCGAATCCTTCAGGCAGCTTGTAGGCCCGAGGTGATTTGACTTTGTATAAAAACAACTCCTACAATCTAGGGTAGAACAAAAACTCCAATCATATGTTCTAGATAGTGACAACCCTCTACGAGGTAACTCACATGACCCAACAGACAGACCCGGAACTGGCGGAACAGCCTGCGGAGCAAGAGGCCGAAGAGGTCGATTGGAAGGTAAGAGCCGAGGCCGCCGAGGACAACCTGAAGAAGGTCGAGAACGACCTGAAGTCACAGCAAGGCAGGAATCGTCGGACAGACGAGGTGCAACATCAACTCGCTTCTATAGGAGACAGACTCAGCACGATAGAGAGTGCCAACCAAGCGGTACTGCGTGCTTTCTCCAGTGGCGACACCGATGCTCTGCCCACGGAACTGTCCACGATCCAGGCCAAAGCGCAACAGACATCGGCCAACCGGTCCTACGAGGCCCGCTACGCAGACCTGTCTGAAGAGCTACGGGAAGCTGTGCAGGACGGTGAAGGGAACCCCATCCTAGACCTCTATGAGGCACCTGAACTGGAAAGCATCAGGCAGGAATGGGTAACCGCTCATCGAAATAAAGACACCGCCGCACTGGCGTCGGCATTGGCTAAAGCCCACCGGGTTGCGAGGGCTGCTGAACGGACCACCGGTCGTAGTTCAGAGCAACAGATACGCACCGAGGAAAGGGAAGCTGCCAAGGCCCGCCTGGAAGAGGCTGGTGTATTTGACCTGGACACCGGGCCTTCGGCTGCTGGTGGTGGCAGAAGTGACGAGCGTTGGTTCAACGAGGTTTACGGTAGCCAAAGCTACGACCCCACTCCTGCTGACCACAAGCGTGCCAGGGATTATATGCAAAGACTTTCTGGCTAATAAGGAGATTATTCTATGGCAGCAGGGGATACGATCACCCAATCGCTGACCGACTCCCTCGATACGGTTGTCGCGTCGGCCCGTCAGATCCGCGAGTTCGAGGGCGTCATGCCCAACCTCGTAGACAAGATAACCCTGGCTGAAGGGACCGGCCTGTCCTGGCGCGAAGTCTCGATGGACGCACTGACAGCACAGACCGTTACAGAGACAACGGTCCTCGACAACCCGCAGCAGATGTCAGACTCTCTGATGACCATCACACCTACTGTGACGGGCATCCAGACCCTCATCACTGACCGGGTTGCCAGCAGGCTCAACCCCAAGGCTTATGCCCAGTTGGGTAGCTTGGCCCAGAACGCCATCCAGCGGAAGAAGGACGAGGATGGACTTACCGTTCTTGACGGTGCCACCACTTCCTTGCCGGGTGCCGGGAATACCCTGACCTCCGGGCATATCGCTTCTGCGGTATACCGCATCAGTTCCAACACCACTGAACCGGGAAACCCACCTTACCGGTGCGTTCTCCATGGTTTCCAACTTAAAGATATCTTCGATGAGATAGTCCAGGGCATCGGCACCTATAACGTGCCTGAAGGCCTGACAGCCCGTGTCTTCGCTGAAGGCTTCCGGGGCCAGATAGCCAACGCCCAGCTTTACGAAGACGGCAATATCTCCATCGATGGCAATGATGATGCCAAGGGCGGGGTTTTCGCCCAGGAGGCCATCATCCTCGTACAGGGCCGAGCCCCTCGTACCGCCACCGTGCGCCGTGAGGACATCGGTGGGGGCGCGACAGTTCTCTATTTATATGATGAATATGCGTATGGAGAGAGGTCATCGGGCAACTGGCTCTATGAGATCATGAGCGACGCAACGGCACCAACCAGTTAAATGCAGTAGCCGTGTTGAGATGTATTGCACGGCTAACTAGCCATAGGAGATGTATACATGGCTGTAGCACAAGGCGGAAGCGGAAAGATAGAGATCTTCGAGGACTTCGTTGGAGCGGAGTGGATAATTGCTGAGACCGCAGCGTCTGGCAAGATCGGCTCCCTCCGACTCATCGGTGACGGCATAGCAGAGACCGACTCCGGTGCTGTTAGCGTGGAGTCCGGTGGACTGAGCGGAGTCATCCGACTGACCACCACCAACGAGGACAAGCACGGCGTTTATATCGCCACTCCTCTCATGTTCGACGCTGCCCTTATGGGCACCCTCGTTCTGGAGGCGCGGATCCGGGTAGAAGCCGTCGCTAACCGGGAGATCTTCGTAGGGTTCAGTGATGTCAATGCTGACGATCTGTCCCTTGAGGATGACCTGGTTCATGGTGGCACTGCCACCATCACCCTGACGGCATCCGACATATGCGGGTTCCTGGTATCGTCCGAACTGTCGGACTCCACCGACTGGCATACCGTCTACAACGGTGGGACCACCACCGGAGAGACCACATCCACCAGTCTGGATGTAGGCGACGTTATCGCTGCCGATGTCTGGCAGATACTGCGGGTAGAGGTTGCCCCTAACGGGACAGCGTTCTTCTACATCGACGGTGTGGCTGTTGGCGGGAGTGATTCTGCCAAGTCCAGTGGCGTATCGGGAGCCATGGCAACAGGTGTGGACGTAGCCGCCATCATAGGCGTCGAGTCCAAAACCACCACGGCCCTCACCCTGGACGTTGATTATGTCAAGATCATGGCTAACCGTGACTGGACAACCACCGACTAGGTGTGACTACTAGACGAGGATTCCGCTACGACAGCGGCAGTTCTAGGTTAGAAGTAACTGTGGACGGCACTGTCGTAGCGAGGTTCAATAATGTGTCACCAGGCCTATCCGTAGTGGATGGGCTCACGGTGGAAGGAACGGTAACGCTGGATGATGCTGCCCATTGGACAGCTAATGCCAGTGGCACCGTCACCATCAGCAACGTCGCTCCGTCAGGAGTGGGTACTGCCACGATAACCAAGTGGCTTACTGTCACTGACAACAGCGGCGTTGTGATGTACATACCGGCATGGACATAAGGGGCAAAGATGCTGTGGGCTGGTGCAACAGAGATACGCCCGGATGAGCCGGCATATAGTCTCAGTGAATTAAATATACAGTCTCCCTACGGGGATATGCGTAGATACCGGGTCATCTGTGTGGTGCGCGGCGACAAACTGGCACAGCACTTTGAAGACCTGGGTCCATCCAAAACATTCACCTCCCCTCTATTCCGCATCCCTGGCGGAGTGTCAGACGGCAAGAAGATAGAGATCCTGCATTCCGTTGCCGAGTTGACCGATATAGCCCAGCATATGGTAGACATCCCGGCCCTGCCAGATAGCTATGAGCCGAGAGATATCCTCCATGAGTACATCAACAACCGCGACCAGTACCATCAGATAGCCAAGGAGCAAGGTTTATGACCACTGAACAAAGTGTAGTAGAGATGGTCCAGGCAGCCGAAGAGGCCCCAGAGCCAGGTACGTTCAACAGGAACATGACCATCAATTCTCCTGATGAAGGTATGCCGTTATCGGTAGAGGCGTCGTCCCTGGAATCTGCCGGCTATGTGTATGTGTATGATGTTCGCACAGGGAGTCAGTCTCGGGTGAATAGAAATATGCTCCCTTCTCAGTTAGAGAAACGTGATGAGAATAATGTGCGTATCTTCACCACTATCAAGCCTGACATCGAACCACTGAAAGGCACATACAGATGCTTGCTCCACGGTGATGATCCTAACCGCGCTCACTATGACCAGATGGGACTGGCCCGGTGCAACAAAAGCACCCTAGTCTCCGAGTACCAGGTGAACCGACACATGGCGGTGCGCCACCGTACCGAGTGGGAGACAATCCAGCAGGAACAGATGCGGGCCGAGAAGGACGAGGAACGTGCCTTCCAGCGCACATTGATGGAAGCTATAGCCCATGGAGGCGCCGCCATGGACACTGCCAAGTCAGTGGTCTGTGATGAATGCGGCCGAGCGTTCAAGAATCCACGGGCTCTAAGCACCCACATGAATATGGCTCATAAGGAGGATGGAGATGCCGTTCGTACAGACTAGCGTGGTCACATCCGATGGCAGTATCACGTCTGCTCCAGCTATCGTCTATGGCGTACTAGCAGCAGCCGGGGCGACCGGCGGATTGTGGCAACTGAACGACTCCACCGATGACAGCGGGACCGACAAGATAAGCGGATTCGCAGAGGCTTCCAGTCAGACCTACATCGATCTGTCGGGGAGTCCGGTCCAGTTCGACGTAGGCATACGGGCCGACCTTCCAGGCAGCAACCAAGTCCTAACTGTTTTCTATACAGCGTAGATAGGCGGGTACGATGGCTAACGAGTTCAAGCATAAAGACCCTGGAGCAACGATAACCCAGTCCGAGTACATAGCCTCGGATGGGACAGGTCATATCTTTGACAGTCAAGCTTCTGGCGACATCTTGTATGCTTCGTCCACTACGGTTCTAGCCCGTCTTGCCAAAGCTACTGACGGCAATGTGCTGGAGTTGGCATCGGGGCTACCGGCCTGGACAGCCAGTCCGACCATCGGCTCAACCAGTTGGGCTAATGCGAACCACGCTCACGCAGCTAGTAACAGCGGTGGAACTCTCAACACTTCTGCCCTTGGTGCAGGAACCCTTGGCGTGGATCGCGGTGGTACTAATGCTACTACCCTGGCAGACAAGTCCGTGCTTATCAGCCAGGACTCCGGGACGGATACCGTAGGTGCCGTTGACCTGACCACCAGTGGCGAACTGGTCATAGGTGGTAGTAGTGGGCCGACAGGAGCCACCATAACAGCAGGCACCAATATCACAGTAACTAATGGGGATGGGACTATAACTATCGCTGCTGCTGCTGGTGGCAAGAATATTGGCTTCATCCTGGCGATGTCATAAGG